CCAAGGATTTTTTCGTTTGTGTCCTCTTTCGGCATACGCGACAATGCCGAATGTTCCAACTGCGCCTAATCCGGCTGTGACTACTTCTGGAATAAGAAGTTCCATCGAAATGTTTTTCGATTTCGGCCGGCCCTTATATAAAGTGCCGAGTGCCGAGTGCCGCTGGGGTAATATTATGCCCAGCGGTACTCGATTTACGTTTGATGGACGGGATGTATTCCTCACCTACCCGCAATGCGGGGAACTCACCCGGGAGCGAGTACGAGATTGGCTACTGTCACACCTTGGTGTTCGACGATTTCTTGTTGCTCGCGAGTTGCACAGCGATGGGCAACCTCATATTCACGCTTATGCCGGCTGGGACTCGCGAAAGCGCTACGTGGACGAACGATTCTGTGACGTGGACGGACACCATCCTAACATACAGAAGCCGAGAAGCGCCAAAGCCGTGGCAGAATATTGCAGGAAATACGACACTGAGGCGCTTTGTAACTTCGAAGTTGCAGAGCTTGAGTCCAGTCGTGGAGGAACCGGATGGCGCGACCTACTACGAGACTGCCCCGATGCATCCACTTTTCTGGCACGAGTTGAAGAGCACTATCCGAGAGACTTGTGCCTGTCTCTGGAGCGACTTCTTGCGTTTTGCGAGTGGAAATTCGGAAGTAAGCGACCCGAATATACTGGACGACGTCGCGAACAGTTTCTGGAGCCAGATGAGCTTTCAGAATGGGTCCGACTATCCTTAGAGGTAATTAATCTATACCCCCTGGTTGGGGGGCCTGAAGGCCCCCGGCGTTGCTACCGCTCCTGCCCTGACCCTAACCCGCTGTTCACTGAATGGTGTTAGGTCTAACCCGTTGCTCAATCCTAAGTCTGAGGGTCTAACCCGTTGCTCAATGCTTGGTGTTAGGTAGGCGGTGAGCGACCTGTTTCGTTGCTTCTATGCGGGGAGAGTAGACTCGGGAAGACTGAATGGGCAAGATCTCTTGGCCCGCACATGTACTTCTGTGGGCAGTTCAATCTCGACGATTGGGACAGCGAAGCGATGTATGTCGTGCTCGACGATTTCAACATCAAGTTCTTCCCGCAGTGGAAGTCCTTCTTCGGAAGTCAGAAGAGTTTCGTACTTACCGACAAGTACCGTAAAAAGCGTACCGTCAATTGGGGAAGACCGTGTATCTGGGTGTGCAACCCAGGACCTGAATCAGATCCTCGCAGAGCTCTTTCCGGAACTGACCTCGTTTGGCTCAGAGCTAACGCTATGATGTTCGATGTTTTTCACCCTCTTTTTATTCAAGAAAATTAAATTTCTTTCCACATGAGCAATCCTCTGTGGTCAACGTCAATTGCGCTAGATGCGCTGATAAAATCCTGTCCCCAAGTACGGACAAGGATGTAGTACTGGTCGCTATTTCCGCGACGTCCATTAGGTCCAAAGAATCGAGGGACTCCGTCAAGTGTTTCTTGAGTCTCTTGGATCTGTACATCCTTATTAAAAGGGAACGTGAGCGTGGTGTCAATGAACGGGTCTGTGCCAGCCTGGCCAAATCCGTGGAGCTTGAAATTCCATATCTTGATGATAGTAATGTTGTCGTTATTGAACTTGGTAACTGGGGAGAGGCCGCTGAACTGTCCTGGTGACGCCGTAACGTCGAAGAGTGGTATATTGCTATTCGGTGGGACTTGCGTTGGGACCGAGTCCACATCGGTCGTTGCTCCCATACTTTGTCCTTCATTGTTTACGTCGGTGCCTGCTGCTGTAACGTCCATCTGAATATCTGTCTTAATAAAGAGAATTTGAACATGAACGTCTCCGGCCAATAGTCCTTTGATGTTGAGACGCCACATAAATTTCCATAGATGGACTTTGCTTCCGTGTATGTTCGCGCTTGTATCTCCTTGTGCGAATGCGCTTTGCCATGGAGCGAATACGCGAACGTTCATAGCCGTTGTTCCATTTCCGGGTGCAAGTGTGAAAGCGGTTTCTGTGTAGTGCTTCTTGAATGTTTCAAGTTTGCGAACAAGGATGCGGGTAACCGCGCGCTTAAAGCGTCGACGCCGCGCGCTTCTTAGAACACGCTTTACGCGAGTTCGATTGGTTGTGTTGCGTCGTTTTCCGAATCGACGTCTTCGTCTGAATCGGGACCTTCCAACGCGTGGCATAGCTGCTCGATTAGACTGCGCAGCAAGGCGAGTTCGCTTGTTATTGGTTGGAGAAGTTGGTGGAGTAAGCCAAGGATTTTTTCGTTTGTGTCCTCTTTCGGCATACGCGACAATGCCGAATGTTCCAACTGCGCCTAATCCGGCTGTGACTACTTCTGGAATAAGAAGTTCCATCGAA